AAGCACTAGAAATAATAAAAGAATGGTGGGGTAAATATAATTTATCACATTGGGTTATAGAAGAAAATGGTTTCCAAAAAGCTATTAGACAAGATAAAAGCATAAGAGAGTTTGCATCTAGTCATGGTATATTTTTGGAAGGACATGAGACTTACAAAAATAAATTTGACCCAGTCTATGGTGTAACAGCTATGAGACCTATGTTTCAAGAAAAAATAATTTCTTTACCATACCTTAGCTTTGAAGCACAAGAAAAGGTAAACTTATATACAAGTCAGTTAGTGTATTTCTCTTCTGCTAAAAACAAAAGCAAAAGTGTAGGTACAAAGACAGACATAGTTATGGCTAGTTGGTTTCCAATGAGAGCTATAAGAAGAATGCAAAAAGAAAAATTTGCAGAGTTAGGATATGAATACAATCCCAGTTTTACAGGGTATAATTCAAGTAACATGGATTTAGATAATTGGAGTTAACTAAGTGTTAGACAGCGACAAAATATACGACAGGATAGATTACCTAAGAGTCATTAATCAAGACTCAATGATTGATAGAGGTAGAATCAGAGACATAATGAATGGTGGTGAAGCTGGGGTACAAGCATTACTTGGTAAATCAATAAATGTAGAATATCACGAATTACCAGCACCTAATTTATTTTTAACCGCACTAGAGAGATTTGCACAAAAATTAGGTAGAAGCCCAGATTTAAAAGTAGATATTATAAATCAAAAAGATTCAGAGAGAGCAAAGAAAAAATCTGAAAAACTAGAACGAATAGTTATGGCATATGACAAGAATCAAAAGTTGCATATGCAGTTACCGCAAGTCGGTAGATGGTTGCCAGGTTATGGTTTTGTTGTATGGGTTGTAAAACACAAAAGAGATAAAGATGGCAACGCATATCCATACGCAGAATTAAGAGACCCATATAGTTGTTACCCAGGATATTTTGGTAATGACCAACAACCTAATGAACTTGCAATAATTACTAGAGTTCCACACAATGTTTTAGCAGACCAATACCCAGAAGCTAAACCATACATTTACGCATATGAGAACAATGATGGATTTCAAAATCCATATTCTGCAATTATTGATGGTTCAGATAAATCAGGTAGTTGGGCTAACTCTACAGGTCATGGCAAAGTTGTAGTTGAATACATGAACGAAGATGGTACATATGTATATCTTCCAGAAAACAAAAAAATTATAGACTTTATGCCAAACCCATTAAGTTCTGGACCATGTTTTGTTATAGCTAAAAGATATAGCTTTGACCAAATGCAATCACAGTTTCAACACATTACAGGTCTTATGGCAAATATGGCAAAGATTAACATACTTGGAACTATTGCTATGGAAGATGCAGTATTTACAGAAACAAATATTATTGGTGAGATTGAATCAGGAAAATATAGAAAAGGCAGATTTGCTGTTAACTATTTAACACCTGGTTCGCAAGTGTCAAAGCCAGTCAACAATCTACCTTACCAATTATTTCAACAAGTAGATAGACTTGAACGACACTTGCGACTTGGTGCTGCATATCCAGTATCAGATGATGGACAATCTCCTAATTCTTTTGTTACAGGTAGAGGACTAGAAGAACTAGGACAGTCTGCATCACTACATGTTAGAGAATATCAATCTGTATTAGCAAACGCATTAGAAGAACTAGATGCAAAAAGATTAGAGTATGATGAAGTAGTATTCGGTGACACTAGAAAACCAATAGCTGGTTTTCATAATGGTACAGCGTATAGAGAAAACTACACACCTACAACTGACATAAAAGAATTTTATACAACAAGAAGAGTATATGGTGTTATGGCAGGGTTTGATGAGCCACAGAAAATTATTACAGGGTTGCAATTAAAACAACAGGGCATAATTGACACACAAACACTACAAGAAAATATGGATGGCTTAGATAATATAACTAAAATACAACAAAGAATATCTGCGGAAAAAGCAGAAACAGTATTGTTTGAATCACTGATGGCACAAGCTGCACAAGGAGACCCTAAAGCTACAATGGCAGCTATAGAGATTAGAAAAAATCCACAGAATATGACAAAGATTATGGATAAGTTTTATACACCAGAAGAACCAGCTATGACAGAAGAAGAAATGTTATTAGCACAACAAGCACAAGCACAAGGATTACCAGCAGGTCCAGTAGCTGAACCTGACATAGCCAGTGTATTAGCAGGATTAGCAGGTGGTGGTCCAGTTGCCTGATATAAATAAAAAGTTTTACGACATAATAAATCAAGAAGATTGGAATATATCATTAGAAGATGTTGACCCAGTTATACAAAGAGATTTAATATCACAAGCAGATGTACCATTAGGTAATATGTTTTTACCTACACCTATACCAGGTGTATGGATTAGCTTAGCAATAGGTTTTGAAATAGAAAATCCAGAGGAGGATTAGTGGTAAGAAAACCTAGTAATTTAAAAAAAAATACAGACATGAAAGTTGATGGTGCGTATGCAGATATAGTTGCACCACCAAGAGCTGAAGGAGACCCTTTTAGACAAACAGCAGATATACAAGGACAGATAGATGCAGTTGGTGGACCATTAGCACAAGAAGTAGCTGCAACAGGTGGTATGCCAAATGTTAACAATCTACCAGCACCAATGGGTGATGATTTGTTTACTGCACCTACACAAAATGTAGGAGAGCCAGGTAATCAAATATCAGATATGCCACAGATATTAGACCCTAACGCAAATAGAGTAGATACTTTAAGAAATATCATATTAGAAAAATATCCACATAGAGCAATAAAAAACAGGTTGTTATGAGTTTTTACACTAGCTGGAGTGAAGACTGGCTTAGGTCAAAACAAGAAGCAGAATCTAAAACACAATTTGAAAATAATCAAAAATTAAATTTAGATACTGATGCTATATCTAAAAGATATTACGAACTAGAACAATTTAATCCAAGAGAAGATGAAACATTACTTACTGCATTAGCTAATGAAAATGTATCTAACAGAGGTTATTACGAATTATGGAAAACTACTAATAATAATACTTACAGAAAATACTCTGGTTTTGACACAACAGAAAACAAAGAACACAATAATTTTGTAAGGAATGTATTAGGTGGACCTAATTTAAGAAACCCTTTGCATTTAGCATCAGCACTCTCTAAAACTCTTAATGTAAGATACCCTGGCACAAACTTTGGTGGGACTATATGGAATGGTGCTATGTTAGCTTTAGAGAGTATCACATATCCTTTTCAAGGTATATTTGGTCCACAGTTTGGTATAGAGTACGAAGCAGAAGTAGATAGATTACTAAAAAAAGAAGGTGATTTTTCTGGTGCAAGAAGTTACAGGTACTATCCAGGTCAAGAAGAACCACAAAAAAAATTACCATGGACTATAAAAGCAAGAGCAGGATTAACTTCATTTGCTAAAGGTGGAGGTATATCAGGAACTTTAGGTGCTATTTTAGGTGCAGCAGGTGCAGGTGCATTAGCAGGTTCTTCAATAGGACCTGTTGGTACAGCAGTAGGAGCAGTTGGTGGTGCAATAATAGGAGCAACTACACAAGAAATATTAGAAGGTAACTATGAAAATAATCCTGGCATAAAAAATGATGCAGTTAGATTTGTACCTAGTCAAACAGCATTAGAGTATTTAAGTGAAATAGGTGTAGATTACACAAAAATACAAGAAGCTAACAAATCTAACTTACAAGCAGTAATAGATGCTGCACCAGATATTTATGACAATAATCTAAAAGTAGTTACTGGTGGTAAAACACGACCACTTACAATAGGTGAAAAATCAGAAATATTCTATAGAACTGTTAATGATTTATTAGCAGCACCATTATCAACAGAACCAACTGCTATAGAAATATTTAACAAAGATGTAGCAGTACCACAATTTTTTAATAGAAGCAAAGTATTAGAAGATGCTGTAGCTAATAGAGATGGTTTGTACGAACAAGGTATTACAGCAAATGTAGGTGACTATTACAGAATGTTGTTTTTAGGCAGTATGGAAAACAAATACTCACCTAAACACGCACTAGCAGAAGATGTAAACGAACAATATGAACTAGCAATAGCAACTGTCAAAGCTCTTACTGCTACAGGTGATATAACAGAAGACCAACAAAAAGAATTGTTAGAAGATATAGAAAACATTACTAGCGAAGCATTTGCAGAATTAGCATTTGACCCTAATAAAAAAGGTTCAGGTAGATATTTGTCTGGATTACTTAATTTTTATGTTATGTACAAAACAGACTTGTTTGTGCTAGGTAGCAAAGGTATTGGTATAAGTGGTAAAAGTCAAAACTTAGATGAGGTGTTATCTGGTTTAGGTAAAAAATATCAAGATGAAGTTATAGATGGTGGTATGGAAGTAAGTGAGTGGTGGGCTAAAAATGATGATGCACTGGTAGGTTGGTCAACTAAATTTAAAGAATTAATGGAAGAATCACCAGATGCACCAGCATTGTTAGCTATGGTTGAAAATGGTATGCACCCAGAGTTTGCATTACGATTAGTTGATAATCCTGTAGCTACATATGAAATATTAAAACAAGGTATAACAGAAGGATTTGTAGCTGATGTAAGAGCAGGGTCAAGAACTATACCAGGAAGTAATGTACCAGTAGGCGGTGAAACTGTTGGTGATGCTGTGCAATATGCTTTACAACCAAAAGTATTGGATGATGCTTTTGTAGATAATATTGCAGAGCTTATGAAGGGTAAGCCAGATGAAATACTCAACCAAGCTGCACATTCAAGAACAGGAAGTATATTAGATATATTTGCAGGTAGAGATAGAAGATTACCTTCTATGCCATGGGGAGACTTATCTAACCCTACACAAGCAGCAGATACATTTTTTAAAGTAGGAAATATGTTATCTATACCTGACCCAATAATAGAAAAGTATCTTAGACAGTTTGTTCGTGCAGTAAGAGATGGAGACCAACCATTAGCACAACAGATATATTATGATGACCTACTTAAATTAGAAGGTGCAATACAATTAAAATCATTGTTTGGATTAGCAGATGATGAGATAGCAGCATTTTTTACTAAAAACATAGATGAAGTTAGAGGATTCGGAACAGAAGCTGGTATATATAACGCAACTATTCTTAATAAATTTAGAGACCCAGACTTTGTAAATGTCACAATTAAAAAAGTATTTGGTGATATGTTTGCAGATGATGAAGCGTTAATAAATTTTTCTAATAAGTTTGTAAATTTAATTAGCCAAACAAGAGATATGTCTATAGCAGTACCTAACCTAAGACATACACTAAGATACACAGGTTTAAAAAGAAAGTTAAGGAATAGAGTAAGTGGCTCAAAGACTGTTGATGAGAGCATTGACACAATCAGAAAAGCACATGATGATGGTATCAAAGGTACATTTTTTGACCCAGATACACCACTGGGTCAAGCAACATCAAGTGCTTTTGCTGATATGAAAGACCCATCATTACTGTATAAAGGATTAGAAAAAGGTATAGGTATAGCAGAGAGTGTAGCATTTACCGCTATATCAAGAGGTTGGATGCCATTACAATTATTGTTTAGATTGTCATTCCCATTAAAAGTTATGCTTGATGGACAGTTAAGAATGTCTGCACTAGGTTTAGACTCATTGTTTAGAAATCCAATAGGTCTATTAAAACTGTTAGCTAATGACCCAGAAGGATATTTAGCTAAAGGATTAGGTGTAGATGTATATACAGGACTTAAAGGACCATTTAGAACAGTGTCAGAAAAAGGACCTGCATATATTCCTAGGTCTATGCGAAAAGTATTGAACTTAGTAAAAGAAGGTAAACAGGAATACTCTATACCAGAAGTTATGGCTATGTTTTCCAGAGACCCTAAATTTACATCACAATTCACAAGACCTACAGATATGTGGGATGAGATATTTCGTGATACAAATGCAATAAAAAATGTAAAGCTAGATGATGGCACAGTGTTGCCATTTGTACCTAGTGATAGATATATTGAATCATATGTAGATTTCATGGTTACACAAATAATACACGACCCACATATGCCATTTATAGCTAGGAGTTTAAGAGAAGGTTTAACAGATGATGAGATTGTAACAAAGATACTAGCAGATGAAAACCTTACACAAGAGTTATTAACTCTTAACAAAAGAATTATTGCAAGAAATCAAAAAGATGGTGGTATAAAAATAGTTAAAGTTATAGAAGATGAAGCAGATGTTGCAAACATTGTTGCACAATATAGACAAACACTTAATGGTTTTACAGGTGGTAGTGATGAGTTAATGAAGGTTATTGCTGACCAAAGCATAAAAGGTGTAGATTTGACACACTTTAACATATTAAGAAGCACACAATCTAATAAAGCAAAAAATGAAATACAAAAACTTATGCAATCAGTGTATGAAGACTTACCATTGTCTGTACCTGGATTATCTAAGAATGTTAATAAAGAAGCAGCTAACTTTATGACAGCATTCTTTGATAGTATGTTTTTTGCAGTGGGTCAGATAGAAGCAGTATGGTCAAGAATACCTACATTTAAACAAGCATATTTTTATTTCTTAGAAAACAACATACCATTTGCTACTAAAGATGCACTATCAGAATTGTTAGCAAAACATTTTGACCCTAACAGTGCAATAAAATTACCAGATAATATTGTAGATTTAGCAAAACGAAATTTAGAAGTATCACAGATTACACCTGAAGAACTAGATAACTTAATGAGTATAAAAGTACCAGTTAAGTTAAACTTCCAGGACCAATCTATAGATACTGTATTGTACAATTCAGAAGGAATTTTGGATGCAAGAATATTTAGAGGTGCATCATCTACAGATGAATTAGTATTTGATATTGATTTACAAAACGCAGAAAAAGCTGCATACATTACACCTAAAGAAATAGCTAATGTAAGAAGCGGTGCTAACAATACTAAAATATCTGCATATGCTGCATCATTACATGATGAAGCAATAATAGTTAATGGTGGTTTATCTAATCAGCAAGTACAAAAACTAAGAAGTCAGTTGTTTACAAAATTAGAGGATGACACATTAGTTAATAAAATTGTAGATGATTTTGTTGTAGCATTAGAAAACAATCCAAGTATGTCTTATGCAGAGATGTTAGAGAGATTAGGAATAAGTAACAAAGAGTTTAATCTAAAGAAAATTACAGAAAATCTTAGCAAAGGTAGAGTAGATAGCACAGGTAATGTACAACCATCAGTTGTCAAAAGAGTATTAGATGTACAATCTGATAGAAATATACCTAGTGGCAAACTTGTTGCTAACCAAGAAGAAGATATATTTTTACAAGCCCACAAAGATGAGTTTGGTGGTAGTTTTGATTTGCGTAAATCTATAGATGATTCACAAGACTTAGATTACTTAGAAGGTTTGTATGTAAGTCCATATAAAAAATATGAAACAAAATTAAAGACAAACGAATTGTATGAAGTAGAAGGTGCAATTAATAACAGCGATACAGTGTTTTCTCCACAATCAATAAAAAATTATATTGAACAAAACAAAAGAATACTTGCAAAAGAAAACCATGTGTTAGGTATATGGAAGGATGACAAAGGTATTATTCACTTAGATGTATCAGTCAAGATACCACTAAAAGCAGAACAAGGATTAATAGATGAACAAATAGCTAAAGCTATGTACATAGGAATTTTGTCTAAACAACAGAGTATTGCTATTACTAGAAAAGCACAGTTAGGTTCAGTAGATGCAACAAATAAAATTAATCTTGGTGAGTTTGTATCAGATACTACATATCTAAATGTATATAAAAAGAATGGGCAAATAAATCACAAAGCAATCAATTATTTAAAACAATATGGTGAACAGTTTTTACAAGACCTAAAAAAATACAACAAACTTATACAAGAGACAGGCATAGCACCAGTAGTAAAAAGTAGAAGAGGAGTTATAAACAGTAATGATGTCTTGTATAGAAGCGGTATGCAAGGCAATCTAAATACTATTAATGATGCAAATAAATTTACATTGTTTGGAGGTAAAGATAATCCACAACTTAACAAGCTAACACAGGTAGATTACTTTTCTATGTTAGATTTGCATGGTGTTCGTTCTAATCTAAAACGCAATATGACATTTGATGACTTAGACAGAAGAGCTGCGGAATATGGATATGAGCTACATAACAGATTGTTATACAACTTATTAGAAAGAGGTTATCTAGCTGAAGCATATCGTGTAGCATTACCATTCTTTGAAGCGTACAGAGAGGTGTTAGGTAGATATGCTACATTAGGTGCAGTCAATACTAGAGCAGCAGCACAGGTAGCACATGTGTACAGAAAAGGTGTAGAGACAAACATTATCTATGAAGATAAGTATGGAGAAAAGTATCTTATATTGCCAGTTGGTGGTACACCACTAGAAGACTATGTCAAATCAGAAGGTAGAGGTACATGGGTAAACGATATGGATGTAGAAGGTTCTAAGGTAATACTTAAAAGAGGAATACCTATATCTGCATTAGGTGTAGCTGGTGGTGGTTTATTCCCACCATTAGGACCAGTAGTAGCACTGCCAGTAGGTTATCTAACTAAAGATAAACCTGACTTGCGTAGAATGTTTGAGAGAACAATATTTCAGTTTGGTTTACCATTTGAAAGCAGAGGAGATACATTACTTGGTGAAGCATTAGAAGAATCTATGCCCTCTGTTGGTAGAAATCTTTTAGGTGCAGTGTTTGGTGAAAACTCTGTAAGTTTTGGTTTAGATGAAGACATATGGTTAAGGTCTGTAAATGAAGGACTACAGATAGCTACTATATTATATCCAGATAAAGCACAAGATTTTGAACAGCTAGAACCAATAGCTATACAAATGGCTAAAAACATTTATCAATTAAAAGCATGGGATAGATTTATAAATCCATACGCACCTAACCTTCGTGTGTTGTACAACATAGATACAGATAATGTAATGTTTCAAAACTGGTATGGAGCTAAAGGTGAAAAATCTGGTTTAATGTACAATTCATTTGTTGAATTATCTGTAATACATGGTTTTTATAGAGACCTAAGACAGTTTTATTCACACAGCATGGGTACAAGAGCTGGAGACTTTGAGGCAACAAAACAAATGGTAATACTCATGGGACTAGGTGAGTACGATTTAGAAGACTCATTTACATCAATAGCTGCAGTTAAACAAGGTAAGAAGATTACAGAGTCAGGTAAGTTACCTATGACTAAACCAGAGTATGACTTTGTTACAGAAAATGAAGAAGAGTACAAAAAATATGGTGGTTCTATATTGTATTTCTTTGAAGGTCTAGGTTTAGGTGATGTAGATTATTCAGCATATCAAGCACTAGATAACCTGGGTAAAGTAACACCATTGACACAAGATGAATTTTTCTATTCATATTCTATGTATGGAGCATCTATTGTTGAGAGAGCATTAAAGAATGCGGAGAGAAAAAGATTACAAACAGAGGGATATTCTAATGTAGATGCTATGTGGAAACTTAGCATGGCAAAGATAGACCTTAAACTAAGAGATATGTTTCCACTTGCATATGGTAGAGACCTAGGAGAACTGTCTAAGTTAGAAGGTTATAGTACAGTAAAGAACCAAG